AATGACACAGAAGTTTCTCTATCTTGTAGATTATTGGGTGCCTTTTCCGGCGTCGGAATACTCTGGACTTCTCGCAGTAATAGGTGAAGATGATAATGAGGTTCACGATATTTTGCTAAACTGGCGTGAAGATTATCTTGAAAAATATGATAGTTTGATTATGCAAAATGTTGTCGATGCACAAACATTTCCACTTGCAGGATATATAGATTCTGGTGTTGTTGAGTCTTTTACTACCTAAAATGCTTACAAGTCTTTTTGCAGTTCTATTTGCTGTGCTACAATTTGTACAAGTGCCACAATGGGATAATGATTGGAAAAAATGTTCGGTTGCCGTACCTGACACTGCTTGTCATTGGTACGTGGTCAATCCTGATAATACATTCGGCAAGGGATTTTCTTGGATTACTGCACCTGTCTACGATGTCGCAGCGGTCTACGACATTGGAAAGACTCATGAATTCACCGTTGAGAAAGGATTCCAAACAACTGTTGAATTGATGAACGCTGAGTCGGGACTGAAGTATGGCGATGACTACTAAATTGATTCCACAGTTTAAGCATCAACCACCGAAAGGTATGCATTATGAAGTGGAAGAGCACGGACGCAATGTATTCTCTATTTGGTCTTGCTATGATCGGGAGTTTGATTATAATCTAGGTAAACCAGTTCGTTGTATCTGGGGTTTCTGGTCGGTAAAAAATGGTAAGTTTTATGCACCAGTAAATAGTAAAGACATCGGCAAACCTGTGGAGTTTAGAAACACCAGAAACTACACAGCAATGCCACTCAAACAAACACCATTAGAATCTGCATTTGTATGAGTTACGAACCAGAAGTTAATGATTATGTCTATTGGAAACCACATATTGAAGGATGGGTGTATTTTAAGGGAGAGGAATATATCACGATTGAGACATCAGTGAGTCTAAAAGATGAAACTAACTATGAGTGTTGTTCTTTACATAGAAACAATAGATTGCTTGTAATTTGTTATGTAAGTCAGTGGAAGGAGTTAGAGTATGTCAAAACAAGACAATCCGTGTACGAAGAGGAAACAAACTGTATTCCGATTACTTGCTAAAGCACTGGGAGAGAAAGCAAGTAAAAATGATAGGGAAGCAGACAATATTGCTCGTATAAGGATTTTTATATTTCTCACTTATTTGATTACGAATTGTTTTATCATCGCAGGAGTTATGAGACATTGGAATGATCAACAAGTTCAAGGCATAAAAGATACTAAGATTTGGGTTAAATAAAATAGCTCACCTCTAAAGCGTTTCTACAGTGTAAGCAACAAAACCACATGGACTCCTTTGACGACATTCAGATTGAAGATTTCTCCTCCTTTGACTTTGTTGAAGAAATGAATGAGGGCATCTTTGAGGCAGAAGAAGATGATGACAAATCTTTCAACAAACTCCTTAACTCTAACATTGATTTCTAATGACTACTAAGTATTATTGGACCACAAAACTAAATACTGCAACAAATCGTCGTCTTGAAAAACTTGAGAGTGATGGTGTTAAAGTTGACACTGAAACTCACGAAGGACGCAAACTAATTGGATACAATTATCTTGAATTCGCTTGTGACGATCTCTAAACTGTCCACTCATTCAACCACACAGACCTTTTATCCTTTATTTTGGTTACATGACTGAATCTATTCCGAATGTTCTCCGTCACATTAACGAGCTCAAAGATGCTTGGAGACGACAAGATTTTAATTTCACAAAGCAACAACAAGAAGAATACGATCTGTTGATTGCGACTCGCCGCGAACGTGTCAAGCAATTCTATGCTGATGGGCGAGTATTCAAGGGATTCTACAAAGCAAGGGAAGAGGAGTTCTAAATACTAAAAAGAGTTTTAGATATTACAATGAAGACGTTTCAGGAGTTTATGTTGATTGCTGAAGAGGCTTATGATGCTTCCTTCATGTCTGGAGCACAAATTATTAAAACTGGAGAAGGTGGTCGCATAGGACAAAATCGCAAAAAAACCGCTCCTGAAAGGCGTAGAGTAAAAGCTATTGGTGGAGGTAAAACTGCACCGGCAAAACCATATAAAATACGCAAAGATGCGGGGCAGACGAGAGGATCTTCTGCTGCTGCACCTGGGAGACCTGCAAGATCAACTGAACTTAAACCAGGAACAGCAGGGACTCAAGGAAGTGCAGCAATGACTGCTAAAGAAAGACAACGTAAAGCATTTCTTGAGCGTAGAGCAAGAGAAGGTGGAAAGGAACAACCAAAAACTGCATCTCAAGCACTCTCTCAAGCAAAACCTGGCGCGAAACCAGCAGCAGAAAAGAAACCAAAACCAGCACCATCAGGTAAAACAAGAGCAGAAAGAGATAAAGAAAAAAGGGATGCGTTAAGAGCAAAATATAATGCAGAGAAACAAAAAGCACTTGCAGCGTATAAAGAAGTTCATGGATCTCTCCCAAAAGGAAAAGAAAGAACCAAACTACTTGGTGCAGTTCAGAGAGCACATCCGCCAGCTCCACCGCCACGGATGGCACATTAAAATAGCTCACCTCCAAAGCGTTCCTATGGTGTAAGAAGCACCAGACCCCTCTAAAATCGCTTACAACATCATGGAAACTGTGACTGTAAGACTTGACACGCTAAAAAGGGTAATTCGTGACCTAGAGAACGCAGTGCAGGTCTGTCACGAAGTTGATAACACTCAAGGCGATGATCCAGTCAAAACCTATCCTTATGCGGCAGGGTATTCGCGTTCTGCGATGACCTATGCTATAATTGACCTTAACAACCTCCTGAACAAGTGATCACGCTTCGTCCTCATCAACATCGTGCTGTTGCTGCTATGCAGAAGCACACCAAAGGTCAGGTGATTGTCCCTACTGGTGGTGGCAAAACACTGAAGATGATTGTAGATACTCTGCGTCAGTTTCAGCCACAAACTCCGCAGACTGTTGTAGTTGTTGCTCCTCGCATTTTGCTTGCGGAGCAGTTGTCTTCGGAGTTTCTTGAGCATATCACTACTGCTGCTGTATTGCATGTCCATAGTGGAGAAACTCATCACTTTAGCACTACCAAACCCGCAGAGATTTACAACTGGTCTCGTCGTGCATACAAACATCAGCTGATCTTCACTACCTACAACTCTCTGAATCGTATTCAAGAGGCAGGGATTGATGTAGATACGATTTACTTTGACGAAGCACACAACAGCGTTCAGCGACACTTTTTCCCTGCAACAGAGCACTTTGCTGCTAATGCGAATCGTTGCTACTTTTTCACTGCGACACCAAAACATTCTGTCACTATTTCTAAACCAGGTATGAACCTACCCGAAGTCTATGGTCAGGTAATCTGCCAGGTTCCTGCACCTGAACTGGTGAAGCAAGGTTATATCCTGCCACCTAAAGTTGTGGTCAAGCAGTTGCCGATGGTTCAAGATCGTCAGGTAATCTTTGAGCGTGATGCTGACAATTTGATAGAGACGATTGATGACCAGGACCTCAAAAAGATTCTGATTTGTGCTCGCTCTACCAAACAGATTGTAGGTCTTGTGTCTCAATCTGATTTCTGTGTTCAGTTAGAGCAGCGTGGATACTCTTGGATGTATATCACTGCCAAGACTGGTGCTGTGATTGACGGCAAGAAAGTTGACCGTGAGAAGTTCTTTGATACTCTTAATGCCTGGGGCAAGGATAGCACCAAGCGATTTGTTGTGATTCACCATAGCATCCTATCTGAGGGCATCAATGTGTCTGGATTGGAAGCAGTCCTGTTTATGCGGAACATGGACTACATTGGTATCAGTCAGACTATTGGACGTGTGATTCGTTTGGGTGATGAATCCAAGAAGTTTGGTCTGGTTTGTGTGCCTGTGTATGATAAGGTTGGCATCAGCACCTCACGCAAAGTGCAGGCAGTTGTTGACACGATCTTTGAGCGTGGCGAACCTGCTATCAGTGTGGTGCAACGATGAAAGCAACAAAGAACTGGAGAGCTTATTGTCTTACTGCATTTGGGGCTCTTCAATCAAGTATAGAAAACTGGGGAGATCCTGATTTCTTTCGCCCTATCACACGTAGTTTTTATGAACAGGTTTTTAGCTCTGGATACGAACATTCAGGTCTCATCAGTGAAAAAGCACTGAATAATCCTAAACAACGTACAGATGATCACTGCTTATCTCCTCAATTTATCTGCCGAATGATTATGGACAATCCAGATATTTACTTGTCTGATTACGATATCTTTGAAAATTTATTCTTTCTGGCAAAAACCACAAACAAAGTTACTAAATTAGAGAATACTCAACTTAGTAAGTTGACTAGCAATAATACTATTGACTATAAAGTCTATGTTCCAACTAATCTTAAATATCAACATCTTGGTATCAAATTGTATCGTAAAACTGGCGCACAATGGAAGACTGCTGTAGAGTGTGAGGACAACATTATTCCAGCACCATCTGATTTGTTGGAATATGAAAAGAGGTTTTTGGTATGAAAGAAGGATTCACAATGTATAAGGAACTGTATGCAGCAGTTCCTTATGGAAACCAAGGATACATTATCATTCACAACGGTCAACAACTTGAGAAACTGTGTAGAACTGAAAGTTCAGCACGAAAGTATATCAACGACCATAAGAAAGGTAAAGGTGTAGCAGAACTTCCATTAAATTAAAATAGCTCACCTCTAAAGCGTTCCAGTGGTATAGAGAGGTTTTTTTATGGGCGCTGGTTGTACCAAAGATCATTTCATTCAGGACGCTGCAGAAGCGTACATTGTGTACCTTCTACAGGCACACGCAGTTGAGAATGGTGTTGCCATTACCGATGATGTGGCAGAGAAGCATAATACTTTTATTCGGTATTGTGAAGACCGAAATGTTCTGGATGAGTTTAACAAGAGTATTTACAAAGAGAACATTGATGTTATTATTGACAAGTTTCTCTTCGATCTTCTTACCAAATATCCGAATCGTAAATTTGATTTTGTAGATGTTGAGCGTGAGTTTCGTGATAAGAAACTCAAAGGAGATTTTATTATCCGATTTGAGGATAATTCTTTTATATCTTTGTCTCTTAAAAACTACAAGAAGGGATTTAATCGTATTCAGTTGTGCTCTGGTACTTGGGTATCTTTCCTGAATAATTTTATCTTTGAACCCGCTGGAGTTGGAACTTATTTTGTTCCTAACACTGATAATGTCTTTCAGGGTTGTGATACCGACTATCGCAATTCTTTGCTTGATCAGATGGGTTATTCTTCCCTCAAGGAAGCATTTGAGTGTTGTGAAGAAGTTAATAAAACTGTTCGTAACTTCTATACCTATGGTGATGAGGCAAGACGCTGGAAGAATGTAAAAGATAAGTGGAAGTCTGATTGTGCATCTTATGGTACAAAGGCAGCAAGTGTGATTGTTAGTGCCTTAGACAATCTTCCTAAGACTGTTGTTAAAGAACGCATCCTAAAGATGGCAGGTCTTAATTATGAAGAGGAGTTGCTTTTGGTTGGGCAGGGTAAGTATCTGTGCTCTCTCTTCAATGAGAAGTATCGGAAGATGCTCAAGCGAGCAAACAGTGATGAATGTGTGGTGAAGTATTTTGTGAATAAGAAAGGAATCTTGTTCACTCTAAATGATACTGCTGGCACCATTGTTGAGATTGAGGTTCCCTTTACTTTGCAAAAAAATGGTGCTTGGTATCTTCCCAAAGCAAAGTATTCAGGTTCTCAGTATCACGAGAAGGAACAAGTTGATTTGGTTTATGGTGAACGCCGCCCAAAGAAATCGAAGGAAATCAATACTTCAATAAATACTTTTCTGAACCTTGACAAGGCAGGAGTTTGTTAATGCAATTTGACATAGTGACAACGAATCCACCATTTCAGGATTCTACAAACAAGAAGAAGACGCAGCATAAATTATGGATTGATTTTACTCTAAAAACGTTCAGTGATTGGTTAAAACCTGGAGGGATTCTTCTTCAGGTTTCTCCCAATAGTTTCTTATCACCATCCAACAAAGTTTTAAGAATCTTTCAGTCTAAGGCAGTCAAGTTTCTGCATTTAGATACAAAAACGTATTTTCCTAAAGTTGGCAGCACGTTCGCAGATTATATGGTCACGAACATCTCCGATGCAGAAAAAACAGAAATTGTAACTGAGCAAGGAACATTCTATCAAAAGATTGACTCTACAATCTTTTATTTGCCGATTGATGTATGTGAAAAGTCTCTATCAATTCATCGGAAAGTTATTTTTGAGACTCAGGATAAACTTGATGTTCGTTATGACTATGTGAACTGTCATAATGTTAACATTCTTCGTGGAACTGGAGTTATCAGCAAAACTCAAAGTGATGAGTTTAAGTATCCCATCTTACATACAAATAAGCAGGTTTGGTATTCCAAAATAAGGCAAGATTGGGCTCATAAAAAGAAAGTAATGTGGTCAAGAAGTGGATATACAAAACCATTTTATGATGATGGTATACTTGGTGGAACAGATATGGCATATTATGTGCTTGTCAGCGATCAAACATCAGGTGAGAATCTTGTGCATAATCTAAGCGGTCTTCTGTTAAGGTATATTTTTAAGACCGCAAAATGGTCTGGATTTGGCAATGAAAAGGTGTTTTGCAAGTTGCCAAATATACCAACTCACAGTAAAATGACTGATGATGAGATCTTTGATTACTTCCAAATTACAGAGCAAGAAAGAGAATATGTCAGAGGAAGTGTGGAATAAGATTAAACAGAAGATGGATGACCACTCTTATATGGGAGAGATTGATCGTGATGAGTATAGAGTCAAGGCAACAGCAGAAATCTTCACTCCCACTGATCTTGTCATCAAAATGATTTGCAAATGTGGTACTGATAAGTTTGCACCGAAAAAAACAGTTCTTGACCCTGCTTGTGGTGATGGTCAGTTTCTAGTTGCAGTCAAGTGGGTCAAAGTTTTGTTCCACAAAATGTCAGAGGAAGATGCACTAAATGACATTTATGGTGTTGATATTATGAGAGATAATGTAGATTTGTGCAAAAAAAGATTGGGTGGTGGTACAATTCTAGTTGGGGATTCGTTAAATCCAGATAAAAGAATTGATTTGCAGACTGACTATGAACATCTTATGATGATGAGGATATTTTTTGATCAAAATACGATTTACGATTGCATTTAATCTTGTCGGATTAAAATAGCTCACCTCTAAAGCGTTCCAGTGGTATGAAGAACACTCACATCGAACATCCTGAAGACTCTATCCTGACGGGCGATCTGACCGTGCTGGACTGGTTCACTGCTGCAGGCACTCTCAGCGTTAAAATGGACGGCGCTCCTGCGATTGTCTGGGGCACCAATCCTGCCACTGGAAACTTCTTCGTAGGCACTAAAAGTGTCTTCAACAAAGTTAAAATCAAAATCAATGAAACGCACACTCAAATTGATCACAATCACAGTGGGCGTGTTGCTGATATTCTACAT